GAGACAGAGAAAGACGTAGTAGATGCTAATATTGTACTCGTTAGATCAGCGGGTAACGGATTCAAAGACTCTAGTGATAGCTTTTTAGGACCTCTACAGGGTAGATTCCAAGCAGGAACTAGATCCGCAGGATATCCAGACGGAGATGTAAACACAGTTGATACAAATATCGCGTCTATCTCTGTAGGTGCTACAGACTATAATGACAGATGGGCAGACTTCTCTAACTATGGTTCAGGTGTAACAGTTACAGCACCAGGTCAACACCTTACAGTTCCAAACTATAACTGGACTGCTCTTACACCATACACATCAGTAGGAAACTACTCTGTTATACAGGGTACATCATTCTCAGGTCCTATCACAGCGGGTGTGGTATGTCAGTTCATAGCAGCAAACGGTTATAATCACAACACAGGTACACTACCAGTATTATGTAAGAACTGGGTCAGAGGATCAGGAGATCCTGGCAACTTTGCTGCCGTCTCTACTACAGCATACCCAACTAATACAGCTCACGAGTATAAGTTACCTACAGATCCATTCGCAGTAAGTTCAGGTAGTAACGTTATTAGAATATACTATCCATCTCTCTACTCATCTGCCTTCCTGAACAAGATTGGTAAGAAGATACAGTTTAGAGTAGCAGGAAGCTCTCTAACATTAGGTGGTATTAATATAAAAGAAGAGTCTAGGACATGGTATGGTATAACAGGACAGGATCCTGCCAATAACTACATTGAGATAACTGTAGTTAATAGTGCTACAGGTAATGCTACAGGTGGTGGAGATAATAACTATGCTTGTATTATATCTGATACACATGAAGGAACTGACGGACCTTCATTCGGTAACGTCACATTATATGCTGAGCTAGACTCAGAGGAAGCAGGACATACAGGTCGTACAATCAATCAAATACCTGTAGACACAGGTGTTGACTTTGATTACAGTCAGACAGGTGCTTTAATCAGTAAGGTCAGAGGACTGTTTACACAGTACATTTCCAAGACTATTACATGGTTCTATAATGGTAACATCAGTTCAGGAGGACAAGGTGTCACTAACGGAAGAATATATTGGGATACCACTGGAGTCACAGCTGGTAACTACTACTATCAATGTAGTGCTCACAATGACATGTATGGTACTATTACGGTATCTGGATCAGGTGGTAGTGCCAAGAGATATTGGAATGTAACTGCTTCTAATAGTAGCAACTATACTTTAGATGAACAGAACGTAGTTCCTGTAGTCAACACATATAATATTGCTGTCACTGCTACTGGTAGTCAAAACTATATCTTATCTGGAACTGCTAGGAATGGATCAATCAGTGGTAATGACCCAGCTGTCACTGTACAGGTAGGTGATACTATTAACTTCAATATGAATGCTTCTGGTCACCCATTCGTGATCAAGACTACACCAGGAACTGGTTTTGGTAATCAGGTATCAACAGGAACTTATACAGGTGGTGGAGCATCTAGCACTGGAACAGTCAAGTGGGTTACAACTGGTGTATCACCTGGCACATACTACTATCAGTGTACTGCTCACACAAATATGTACGGTTCAATTATTGTACAAGCAAACAGCACAGCAGGACAGAGTGGAGATGATGCTAGTATTACATGTACTCAAGGAGACATTCTAGTCTTTGACGTTACAGCAGGATCTAGTCATCCATTCTACCTCAAGACAGCACAGGGAACTGGTACTGGTAATCTAGTAACCACAGGTAAGATAGGTGGTGATGGATTTGCTCACAATAGTTCTCAGAGTATAGACATAGGTGTTGATGAGTTCAAGAGTTATGCTAATGAGACATTTAATAACGGAGAAGCGTATACTCTGTCTGGTGATGACATATCAGGAACTGGATTAACATTTAATAGTTCAAGTGGTGTACTGTCAGGTACAGTTACATCATCTTATCAGGATTCATTCTTTAACATCACAGTTACAGAGGACAGTTCTGGAGAATCAAGAAATTATAACTTCCATACACTAGGTACTGGTGTCATAATTACAATCGGAGATCAACCCTCTGATACATCAATCGAAGCAGGAGCAGGAACTAACGCTACCTTCGGTCCTCTTAATGCTACTATATCTGATAGTTCTACTATCACATACCAATGGCAGTATAGTACAGGTGGTGCTTGGACAAGTATTAGTAGTCTATCAGGACATAGTGGAGAAACAACTGATACTCTTACAGTAGATGATGACTACTCATACAACGGATGGCAATACCGATGCGTTTGTAGTTCTCAGACAGCAGCAGCTGATACTACATCTAATGCTGCTACATTGACTGTAACTAGAGTTGTCTCTATTACTGGACAACCAACACCACAGGGAGCAGTGGCACCTTCAGCTGCTACATTTAGTGTAACTGCTAGCACTGCTGATGGAGCATCATTAACATACGCATGGGATAAATCAGAGGATAACGCAGTGTGGCATCAAATACCAGGTGCTACGAGTTCTTCATATACTACTACAGCTACCACATATGATGGTGGTGGCACACCTCCCGCATCATTTGATGCTGATAACGGTGACTATTTCAGAGTTAGAGTCAATGCTATTGGTGCTACAGAGGTAACATCAAGTAGTGCTCAGTTAACAGTTACAAGAGATATAACAGTAGACTCACATCCTGCTAACACTACAGGAGCAGTCGGTGGTACAGCGGACTTCTCAGTTTCTGCTAGTCTTTCTGACGGTGACGCAGCAGACATCAACTACCTATGGCAAGTATCACTTGATGATGGTAACAACTGGTCAGGATTATCAGGAGCAACTTCTAGCACATATACTACACCTACACTCTCAGCACAGTTTGATGAGTATCAGTATAGATGTCTTTTATCAGCAGCTGGTGCTACTAATGTATTCTCTAACGCAGCGGTTCTACAGGTAGAGACAGTCACAGTCAACGTAGTTTCTCATCCTAGTGATAGTACTATCAACGAAGGACAGGCAACAGGATTTACAGCAGTTGGTGCTGTAACAACTCAAGCAATCAGTGCGTTATTGAACTCATCATTTGGAGTCGGTAACTGGACAACTCCAGCTGGTGGTGGTGCTTCTGCTAAGGCAGAGACTGCTGCTAACCCAGAACTATACAATAGTATCTGGTCTAATCACGCTCCTTCTGTAGAATATCAGTGGCAAAGAAAAGATGGTGGTGAAACTATCAATGTTACAGTGGGTACAGATACTGTCGGTGGACAGGGAACAGGAGTATTCTACTTTGATGGTGTAGAGAAACCTAACTCTAGAGAATTTGAGAGAGGAGAGACATACATCTTTGACCAAACTGATTCAAGTAATACCTCTTACAATACACAAGAGCATCCATTGATGTTCAGTACAGGTCCTGATGGAGATCACAATGGTAACGGACACTACATGATGGGTGTTACCTACAAGTTAGATGGCGTATCTAAAACTATGTCAGAGTATGTCGCAGGATTTGGTACTGCTACTACTAGAACAATAGTATGGATCGTACCTCCAAACGCAGCAAGTGTTTTATATTACTGGTGCCATTATCATACAGGTCAGGGTAATAGTCTACTGACTACTGAACCATTCAGTGATATCAGTGGTGCTACAAGTCCTACTTACAACACAGGCACATGTACATACGCAGATGATCATGCTGATCAGTATCGTTGTAAGCTTACGGCTACAGGTGCTACTGCTGATGTATTCACCTCAGCCGCATTGCTAACTGTCTACAGGACTCATAACGTAACTCTTCAACCATCTAACGCAACAGGTAATGAAGGAGGCACATCATCTTACACAGTAGCGGGTAATACTTCTAGTGGTACACACACTTACCAATGGAGTAAATCTGACAATGGCGTAGATTATAATATTATACCAGGTGCTACCAATGCTACCTACACTACTCCTGCTCTAGTATTTGCTGATGATAATGATGACAGATATAAGTGTACACTCAGTCTGGTAGGTGCTCAGAGTAGTATAGAATCAACCTATGCTGTACAGACAGTTCTTAGAGTTATCTCTATACAAACTCAACCACAACCACAGACAGTCATTGAGGGACAGTCAGCAACATTTAGTATCGTTGCTTCTATTACCAGTGGAGCATTGAACTACCAGTGGCAGAAGACAACTGATAGTGGTGCTAACTGGGCAAATATAAATGGTGCGACAAGTGCTAGTTACACTACACCTACACAACCATTCCCAACAAACTACAACGAGTATCGTTGTGTGTTATCTAACAGCAATGCGATATCAGTTACATCTGATGCTGCTGCTATTACTGTAAATGAGTCTGAGTTTGTAGAAGCAGCAACTTCTATGAGCGTTAATATAGACAATACAACTAACTTAACATTCAATAGACAACCTACATTTACATCATCACCTTTTGTGTCACAGTACGCAGGGTCAACACATGCTGCATCATACTGGGTAATCAAGAGAGTAGCAGATAACGTGACAGTATATGATACAGCTGCTATCACAGTTCCTGATCTATCACAAGGTGATACTGGTAACTTAACCACGTTCACAGTTCCAGTCGGAACTCTTGACTTCTCAGTCACATATTCTGTACAGGTTAAGTTTAAAGATAACGCAGGACTAACAAGTAACTTCTCTACTCCCGTACAGTTTGCTACACCAGTAGTAGATCAACCAGAAGTACAGACTATTACTCCTTCATTTAATCCTACAATTAATGTTCTAACCCCTGAGATCAAAGCAGGATATGGACACAACTCTACTGACTGGCAGTTCTCACAAGGAGATACTTTCGTTAACATTGAACATCAATCGTTAGGAAACTCTACCAACTTAGTAGAATATACATTACCAGGTGACGTTACACTGTTACCTACAACTACATATTATGTAAGGGTGAGATTCAACGTCGATACAGTCTAATGGCAAAACCAAGTAGCAGAACATCTCTAGCAGAGTATGCTCTAAGAAAATTAGGAGCACCAGTCCTAGAAATAAACGTAGATGACGATCAGATAGATGATCTGATTGATGATGCTTTGCAGTTTTTTCAAGAGAGATCTACTGACGGATATATCAGAACATTCTTAAAGTATAAGTTTGATCAAGCAACTATAGATTTGATGAAGTCTGATACTACTACCACAGTGACACAGGTAGGTGCTAGACAACCAGAGTTTCTTGAGCAGAATAATTTCATTACCATGCCTGAGCATGTCACCTCAGTCATCAAGATATTTGATTTCACATCTAAGAATACTACTAACTTATTTGATGTCAGATACCAGTGGAGATTGAATGATCTCTGGGATCTAACACAGACAGAGATTCTTACATATGAAATGG